AACCTGTCCGGCGCGAACCTGTCCGGCGCGAACCTGTCCGGCGCGAACCTGTCCGGCGCGAACCTGTCCGGCGCGAACCTGTCCGGCGCGAACCTGTCCGGCGCGAACCTGTCCGGCGCGAAGCTGTCCGGGCAAAGGCCAGTGATCCAGATCGGTCCTATTGGGTCACGCCGTTCCTATCTTTCGGCGTTCATCACTGAGAAAGGGCTGCGTCTCCACACCGGATGCTTTTTGGGAACGCGTGACGAATTTGTTAACGAACTCCTTCGCACGCACGGAAGCAATGAGCACGCAAGCGAGTATCAGTGCGCGCTCGCGCTGATCGATAAGCACGTCGAACTGTGGACTCCAAAGAAAGCATGAGTTGGGAAATTAAAGTCGGCAACGCGCTCGACGTGCTTCGCGAGATGCCTTCGCGATCGGTCGATTGCTGCGTCACTTCGCCGCCTTACTGGAGCTTGCGCGAGTATCCCGTGAACCCCTTGATCTGGGGCGGAAAGAAAGATTGCCGGCACAAGTGGGTGAAACACTTGCGACCTGCAGCGAATGGAAAAATCAACGGCGTCGCGAACGGTTGGAAGAAAGGTGCGAACACCGCAACGCGCACCGCGCTACTCTCTCAATTCTGCGAAAAGTGCCGGGCATGGCGTGGCCAGCTCGGGCTCGAACCGACTCCCGAGATGTACCGATCGCACCTGGTGCAGATCTTTCGCCAGGTCCGCCGCATTCTCAAACCCGGTTGCACGCTCTGGCTGAACCTGGGTGACACCTGGTACTCACGCGCCGGGAGTGGAAAGCGTCTCGGCGGAACGCATCCCGAGCATTCGATCACTCACTATCGCAAACTGCTCGAAGATAGCTCGACCTATCCGGTTATTCCGCCGAACCGCATGCCGATCGCGAACGGATTGAAGCCGAAGGATCTTGTCGGCGTTCCCTGGCTTGTTGCCTTCGCTCTCCGGGAATCCGGCTGGTGGTTACGCTCCGAAATCATCTGGTCGAAACCGAACGGAGTGGCCAAGGTTGCAGCGGATCGGCCGGCGGGGATCCACGAGACGATTTTTCTTCTCGCGAACGGCCGGCACTACTTCTATGACGAACTGGCGAATCTTGAGCCGAATAGTCCGGTGGAACGCCAGCGCCGCCAGCGTGAAAAGAATCAGGCGCAAGCAAAAGTCTATAAAACGAAACGCGATCATGGCCAGTTCTTCCCACCTGGTGCGACCAGCTTTCACACTCGACTCGACAAGCGGATCGAACTATCGGTGAGTGGCGTGCGACGTCGACGCAGTATCTGGGAGATCGCCGTCACACCATGGAAGGGTGAGCACTCGTCAGTTTTCCCGATCAAGCTTGCCGATATCTGCATTCAGTGCGGAGCTCCGGAAGGCGGGACGGTCCTGGATCCATTCTGCGGGACAGGCACTGTCGGGGTTGCCGCTCTCCGGAAGGGGAGGAATTTCATCGGGATCGATCTGGATCCCCACAGTGCGGCAGTCGCACGTGAGCGCATCACGGCCGATGCTCCACTCTTCAACACCCAGAGGTTTTCCGCATGACGATCGCCGAGGTCACGAAGAGATTTGTCGCTGCAGTAGCGACGGCGGATTTCACGCTTGGGGATCTAGAGCGTGAATTTCGGTTTGTCGTTGTGAACTCTGCGCTCGAACGCTGCAAGGGTAATCAGTGCCGTGCGGCTCGAGCGCTCGGGATCCATCGTAATACGCTCTCGCGCATTCTGGATGAGATGGCAAGAGCCGGGCGATCACCAAAGATTGTAAAACGCCAGCAACGTCGCCGGCCCGCGCCCACCGTTCTCTACGATCCCGAAGTTTTGTCACGAATCACAAAAATGGGGGAAGCATGAGCACATTGACGCAACGCGAGATCACCTCCGGCATTAGCCGAAAGGCCCTCGAAAGCCTGCAGCGAAATCGAAATGTGAAACCAGATGCCGAACCGCAGAAAATCGTGATTCTCGAAACCTGGTGCCGGCAGTTCGTGTTGCTCGACTTCGATCATTTCAACTTTGCCCTGCGAGACACGATCCACCTCAACGATCGGCCGGAGACGGTGATTTTCTATTTGAATAGAACCGAGCTCGACGCACTCGTGCGCCGCGGCGAGGAACTTCTGAGGACACAATGAGCCCAATCTGGCAGGAAGTTCGGAAACCAGTGATCATGTTCTTTGGAGTGATCACCGGTTTCTTAATGGGATGCTTCACCGGTTGGGCGGAGCATCACTGCTTTTTTCTTTTTCATCGCTGGGATCGCACGCGCATGTGCACCGATTCCTGCGTACGGTGCGGCGCGATCAGGTTCAAACGATGAACGGTAGTTGAGGAGCGCAATCCCAGACGTTTGTCTGGGTTAGCGACGGCCTTGTTTTTGGTTCTAGAAAGGAGGACATGATGATTCAGTATCAGTTAAAACTTCGAATGTGCAAGTCACAAGAGCAGAAGTGCGAACAGTTTTTATATCACCTGTCCTCTGTCTGGAATTGGGCGGTGCGGAAAATAGAACTCAACGCCAAAGACCACATCTATTTTTCCAAGATGGAGTTTCAGAACTTTCTCTCCAACCACAGCGAAAAGATGGGCATTCCGTCACACACGTTGCAAGGTGTCATCTGTACAGCACATGATGCGTGGAAACGTTGCTTCAAGAAGATTGGTGGCAAACCAAAACTCAAAGGGATGCGTAACAAGATGTCTAGCATTCCGTTCCCTGACCCCATCAAAGCGCCAAAGGGAAACCGCATCAATCTGCCTGCTCTCGGCTCTGTCCGCTTCCACAAGATGGAATTGCCTGATGGCAAGATAAAATGTGGTCGGATTGTTAAGCGTACATCAGGCTGGTATCTGTGCTTGTTTATTGATGCCCAGCCGAAGGTGATAGAGCGAACGGGGTATGGCGTCATTGGTGTAGATGGAGGATTTAAGGATTTGCTAACGCTCTCCACAGGGGAGAAGATTTCACACCCACGAGAGTTGGAAGTAGCAGCAGAACGTCTTGCTCAAGCACAGCGTGGGCACGACACAAAGTTAGCAGCACGGATTCAGGAGAAGATTGCGAACAGGCGTAAGGATAGGAACCATAAACTGTCTCGTCGTTTGATTGCAGAAAATGTAGTTATCAAGTTTTCAGCGGACAACCACAAAGCGGTTGCTCGTAGATTCGGCAAGAGTGTCGCTAGTTCAGGGCATTCACAACTTCAGAGGATGCTTGCGTACAAGTCGCCCCAAAGCGGTACGCAGTACTTTGAGATTGCGCCAAAAGATTCCACCAAGACTTGCTGGGTATGTGGGGAGCCAACTGGACCTACAGGACTCGCAGGATTGTCGGTAAGGCAATGGCGATGTACAACGTGTGGAACGTTCCACGACCGCGACCAAAACGCTGCGGTCAACACGCTCATTGCTGCGGCAGGATGTGCCGTCGAGGTCTGCATATGAGCGCAGACATAATCAGGAATCGCAGACTTCAGTCTGCGAGCATCAAGGATCTATTTCTCACCGCTCCACAGCGAGCCGCGCTCGCCGAGTTCCTGGAAGCGGGCGCGGTCGCGTTCGTGAACGAAAAGCGCGATGGTTTTTGGAACTTTCGCGCAAAGTCAGCGATCGCGCTCCTGATCTCTGGCGCCGCCGTCATCGAACAGGGTGAGCTGAGACTCACCGAGCTCGGGCAGATCTTATGCGCTGGTGAAATGGTTTCCGGAGAGCATGGAGTACAGTTGCCCAATGAGCAAACATCCATACCCGTTCGTTGAGTGCGAGATCACGCACGAAGTGCGATCAGGTTACTTGGCGTGCGAACATGTGCTCAACGGATTCGATGGATCCCCAATTGCCGTTGTAGCACCGACCGAAGAGCGAATAGGAGTCATCGAATGTGCTGCTTGTCACGAGGCTCACCAGATTGAGAATCTTAAAATAACTTTGTGCGCACACTGCGCTGAGGCCACAATTCTGAGGCAATCGAAAGCACAATGAGAGAGCCGCGCGGTATATGGAGGGGCAGTTATGATCGTTCGAGAACTGATCGAAGAATTGCAGAAATTTCCGGCTGATCTTCCGGTTGAAGTTGGTTGTGTTGATAGTCAGAGTGAAGAATTCGAACTTGAGTCCAATCGAGAGGGTCCGTACTCCGAAAAACCCGATCGAAGATATTTGCTGATCCATCACATATGAGAGCAGCCGTATACGTTCGAGTTTCGACGGCCGACAAAAAGCAAAAGCCGGAGATGCAGGTTCGCGAGCTGCTCGAATACTGTCAGCACCGGAAATGGGAGGAAGAGTTTTTTTCGGACGCCGGCTACAGCGGCTCCAAGGTGACGCGGCCAGAGCTCGATCGCATGATGGCACTCTGCCGGCGCCGTCACTTTGATGTCGTCGTCGTTTACCGGTTCGATCGTTTCGCCCGCTCCGTGAAGCACCTGGTGGACGCACTCTCCGAGTTCAATGAGCTTGGGATCGCCTTTGTGAGCCTTCACGAGAACGTCGATACGACGACCGCCCAGGGGAAGCTGCTTTTCCACATTTTCGCGGCGATCGCCGAATTCGAGCGCGAACTGATCCGGCAGAGGGTGTTCTCGGGCCTGGCGAACGCGAGGGCGAAGGGTACCCGGCTTGGCCGCCCACTCCGGATCGTGGACGTCGAAAGGATTAGGGAGCTGCGCGCAAGCGGCGCGACGTGGGAGGCGATCGGTGCCTTGGTGGGGGTGTCCAGAGGCACCGCCAAGCGTGCGCTCCTACGAGCTCCTAGGCGTGGGCAAAAACCCCACCCGGGGGGAGTTTCTTAACTGCCTCATTCTATGGTGCAATTGGGGGAAGCTGATTTAGCGGTCAAAAACAACTGTTTTTGCACAGGCCTGTTGAAAGGAGTGGCCCATTAAACTCCGCCACATCGTTGCAACCTTCGTCTACATTCAGTATCTCCGCTGGTGCAAAGGAATCTATCCGACCGCGGACGATCTCCAAGAGTGGATCCACGAGAAGGGCTGGTGCACCGATCCGCTCTGCCCATACCTTTTACGGAAGCGGTCCGATTAACAGGACTGCGGTCTCTCCCTGGTGTTGAACTCAATCTGGCGCTGGCACAGTAGAGTTTGAGCTTCGAGCTTTAGGTGGAAGCCTTTTGCCCGGCCAGCGTTCATCCCGGTGAGAGTCGCGAGACCGATACAGAAGATGCTCAATAGAAGCAGTATCACCGAGGCTTGTGGAAGCTCTTTCCAAACAAACGCCATGCCGACGCATCCAAGCCCAGCGGCAACTAGAAAATATCTCAGAGCCGTGTAGATGACCAGCGATCGGGCTTGGTCGTAGAGATCTTCGGCGTACTCTTGCACGATATCTGGATCGTAGCGAATAGGCATGCGCATTGAGAATCACCTTCCTCCTGAAGTCTGGCGCAGGAAGTGCTCAGTTACAATGGCCCAAACGTCCACTCTCCGGAGGACCTAAAGTAATGGCCGATCCCACAAAGCCCGTGCTCGACGATCAGGATCCGGGTTCGACTCCATGGCGCACCGCTCTGGCCACGGGCACTCGGAAGATGCCGGACGGTTCACAGCGAGTCATGCTGATCATTCTCCGCGACGACACGCTGCAGATCGCAACCTTTCTCGAAGCTGGCCAGGCCGAGAAGCTGGCGGAGGATCTTCTCAAGTCCGCTCTGCAAATCAAAAGTGGGCTCTTCGTTCCCCCGGGCGCGTCGCTGGCCGGATGAAAAAACGGCGCGACCCCACCGATCTGCAGTGTGAGCCGGCGTACCCTGGTCTTCATACTGTGCTGATCTCGATTCGGGATCCCGAGTACACAGCGCACACACCTTCGAAACGGTGTCCTATCGAAGAGCCTCACGAGATCCGATCGTGCGGCGATATCAATGTTTCTTCACGACTTGGTTCGCCATCAGGTAGAAGAGCGCGAGGAAGCCGATCAACCAAACCGCATAGCTCCCATAGATCGCGCCAGGCGAAGGCAGATTGAGCTGCTGTGCATCAGGATCGTTCTGCGGATTCGAGTAGAGATAAACCTGGGGCAGCTCACTCGGATCACCGTCTCTGAGTGTCACGTACACGATTAGTCCATCCACCAGAGCAAGAGCACGGCGCCGCCGATGACCAGGCCAGCGACGAGATCAATATTCAGGTTTGGCGTGGCAAGGTTCCCCAAGATATCGGCGGAAGAGATCTGCGGACCGGCGTCAGTGCTGCCAGGCGGACTCGATTGCATCTGGTCGAGACCGGCGTTATAGACCGTGCTGATCCCGAGAATCCCTTTCACGTAGTTCACGACTTCACCCGGCCACGAAGTGCCGGCCGCGGTCGCGTTGTCCACGTTTCCACCGCCCCAATTGTAGGCAGCAAGCGCGAGATCCCAGGATCCGTACTTTTGATAGAGCTGTTTGAGGAACGTCACTCCACCCTGGATGTTCTGATTGACGTCATTGGGATCGACGCCGAGTTGTGCGGCTGTTGCGGGCTCGAGCTGCATCACGCCGATCGCGCCGGCGGAACTCACGAGGACCGCGCCGCTCGGTCCCCACTGACAGACACCCGATTCAGTTCGAGCGACGGCGAGCGCGATTCCCGGATCCACACCTTGCCGGTTCGCTTCGTCGATGATCAGACTCGAGAGATCAACTTTGCACGCAGCCATTTGTTCGCAACCCTATCAATAGCCGATAGCGCTGAATTCGATCACGTCACCGGCAGTGATAGCGACGGCAACCGTAAGCGTGCAGCTCGTCGTCGATGCAGATGTGCCGATAATGATGTCGAGAGGATGGGTGATGTCGGAAGCGTCGCAGTGCCAGCCATGAGGCGCCGTTGCCAAATTGCCCATCGTGATCACGGTCGAGCCTGAAGTGACGGTGGCTGTGGTGAACTTGCCTGCGGTCGCACCCCCGACCAGAGTGGTTTCATCCAACCCGCCGCTTGACGTGAAAGCTATTCCGCCGGCGATGGTCGTCGAGTAAGTGAGCCAGCCCGTATTGCCGGTGCCCGTGGCTTTCAGCCACATCGTTCCACCGGCCGCTCCATCTTGCTGTGCGTAAAAGGAACCGACCGCTGCAGCGAGCACACCGTTTGGGGAGCCTGTGCCCGAGTACCAGCCGTCTTTGAGCGTGTATGGAGCCGCGCCAGCAGCGGCATGTCCGATGAAAGAGTTCGCCGCAGCACTGCTCGTGACGACGAGCGGTACCAATCCTGAGGTGACGATGCCGTAGCTGTTCGTCACGTTCGCCGTGGGTGCGGATGCATTGATCGTTGTCCAATTTGTAACGAGCGCCCCACCGGAAAAGCTCCCGGCGTCCTGCATGAAACCAATATAATTCGTAACCAAAGACCCGCCCGAAAACGTCGGATTGAAACCGAGCACGCCAATCATGTTGAGGACGTATGCACCATTCACAGCGCCGTTTCTGAACTTGATTCCGTTGCTCTGCCCGACTTCGACCGCGACTAGCGGAGTTCCTGTCGACGTCGCAGTGCCCGTGGTGTTCGTCACACTGATGGTTGTCGCGTTGCTGCTTACTACCGTGAAAACTCCGTTGTTTCCCGTCGCGCCACCGGTATAGCCACTGATCAGAACTGAGTCACTGGCCCAGCCGTTCGACGCGACTAAACCAGGTTGGGAAGATGTGAAAGTGTAGACCCAAGTGTTGCCGCTGGGATTGGTGGGGGCGACTGAGGCATTGATGGTGATCGTGCCCGAGACCTGAGCAAAGAATTCCGCCGCCTCCGTCTGCCCGATATTCGGAGCGGTGTAAGCGTTTCCCGTGATGGCTTCATTGACCTGAAAGCCGTCATAGTTAGCCCCGGTACCTTGCGACGCATCGCTTTCTAGATAGATATTCAGGCCCTTTCGAAGATTGTTCTGAGTAGAACTACCGATATTCTGCAAAACGAAGCTATTAAAGATGGCGGTGCATCCCGCATCGGTCGCAACATAACTAGTCAGTGAACTACAAGGCGATTGCCACACATTGAGTCCGCCAAGCGTAGAAGTTGTAATTGTCTGCACTGTCGATGGGGTAAGCGAAACGGTGCCGCTCGATGGAGCACTGGTACTCAAATCCGCGACGAATGCACCGTTCTGGCGCAAGATCAGATGTGAGGAATTCGAGCTCTGCACTTCGTTCTGCAGCGTCAGATTCAAGCCGGAGAGATTGACCGGGTTCACAGTGTACGCGCTCGTGGAGTTCGACTGATCGCTCACGATGGTGCCTGGGGCCTGTGCCGTGGCCACGGCGCATGCACAGGCCCCGGAGGGCTGCAGAGGTGTCAACGTTTTCAGAAGATCGAAGGTGAGTCCGCCGATCGGGACCTGAGGTGTCACCGTCACATAATTCGTGACGCTGAGAGTGCTCGGCGCCTGACTCGCAACGAACGGGCCAGCCAGGGCAGACTGCCCGACGAGATAGTTGACGACAACCCAATAGTAGATCGTCTGCGGTCCATTCCCTACCGTGCCCACGGTCGCGACCGTCGCCCCGTATGCCGGCGCCGGATTGAGGGTGAAGACCGGCATCGTGATCTGTTCGGTGTTGATCGGATTGGTTTGTGCGATCGTGGCGATCGAGAGAGCGAGTGTCAAGAGAAAACTTGCAAGAGTTTTTTTCATCGAAATAACCTCCAAATTAGTCACCGATCGCGATCCATCTCACGTTGACCGGATCGTTGATGATGGCACCAGCTTGGGCGGAAATTGTCACGGTGAATACATGCGTGGATAGAGTGTTAAACGTAGCCCATCCCCACTGATTTCCGCTTGCGTCAGTCGCAGCATCCAAACTTCCGGTGATCGTGAAGACTGCGGTCGGGAAAGTTAATGGAAAGCTGGCGGTAAGCGATGCCGTCGAGGATCCAGTTGAGAATGTTCCTATAGTTCCCCACTCGATGATAGTGCTACCGATCGTCAGTGATCCGCTCGCCGCGGTTAAACAGCCGGAAGTCGTCGCGCCGTGATTCGCGTCGGTGCAGAGGGGTAAAGATATTCCGGAACCGATCGTTCCAGCGGTTAGCACTGCCGGATCCGTGCCCTGCGTCGTGGAATAGCTTGGAGCGCCAGGAGATCCGGTGAGATTTGCGAAGACAGAATTTGCCGGCGCATTCGAAAGAAGGAAACTGAGCGCCGGTGTCGTCGTCGGAGTCGCAACGCTCGTCGTGAAGAGCGGTGACAAAGTACCTGCACTGAAACTGCTCACCGTATTAGAGCAACCTACTGTTGTCGCTCCGCCTGTGGCATCTCGGCAAAAAACATTTCCCTTACCGCCGCTGCCATCAGCGCTCAGCACCGCGGTATCCGTGCCCTGCGTCGTGGTATAGCTCGGAGGGGCAGGAGATCCGGTGAGATTCGCGAACACAGAATTCGCCGGCGCATTCGAAAGAACGAAACTCAACGCGGGCGTCGTCGTCGGAGTCGCAACGTTCGTCGTGAACAGTGGCGAGAGAGTCCCGGCACTGAAAGTCGTGAGCGTTCCAGTGATACTCAGATCTCGAACGAAGACACCATTCTGCCGCAAGATCAGATGGGAGACGCCGGCGCTCTGGCCTTCGTTCTGCAGCGTCATGTTCAGTCCGGAAAGGTTGACGGGATTGACGGTGTAAGGGCTCGTCGAATTCGATTGATCGTTCGTGACGGTGCCAGGCGCGACACCTGTTGCCACGGCACAAGCGCATGCGCCACTCGGTGCGATCGGCGTAGACGTTTTCAAAACGTCGTACGAAGCGGGGAAGGCGGGAAACGTGGGATTGATCGTGACGAAGTTCGAAACCGACAGCACATTCGGCGCATTGCTAATCGGAAACGGTCCGGCCAGATTCGCACTGCCCACGAGGTAATTTGCCGAAATCCAGTAATAGATCGTTTGCGGTCCAGGATTTCCGCTGAGCGCGATCGTGGCACCAGAAGCCGGTGCCGGATTCAACGTGAACACCGGCAAAGTGATCTGCTGAGTTGTGACTGGATTCGCCGGTACCTGCTGTGCAATCGCAACTGCGACTAAGCTTGCAAAGACCAGGAAGCCGATAGTGAGTTTTCGCATGTTACACCTCAGTGTTTCAAAACCATTCTCAGTAACTCGATCACGACGACACCGAGAAACGATGCCGCTGCGCTCGTCGCCCACAACTTCAATTTGATTGAACTCCTACTCCGTTCGAGCGCGCGGATCTTCTCGTGCGCCTGGTGGACGTCGAACTCTGCTTTTCCTGCCTTCTCTTCCACACGAGTGCGGAGCAGAGCGAGATCGACGGTTCGTTCCTTCCCTTCCCGCTCGAGCCGGTCGATCTCCCGTAAAACAAAAAGCCGTTCCTCGCGCCACTCGCCCGAAGTGTCAACCATGACTCTCGACCAACAATCCGCCGGAAAGGTAATCTCCCGAACTATCCGTCACCGGGAATGCCAGCAACCACAAGTGCGGCCGGATCGCCACATTCGCATAGACATGAGCTGCATGCAATCGAGCGAGATTGTGATCGATCAGCTTCAAATCAGAATCGATCAGTGGCCGATCGAGTAACTCGGGAATAGTTTTGCCAAGTGCCTGCCCGCGGTGCTTCTTAAAAAGCGTTTCAGCTCTGGAGTTGAGATAGATCACACGCCCGGTTGCATCCTTGAGAAAACCGGGCACCGGGAGCAATGCTAGAAACGAGCGGATAAGCTGCAGATTGCCGTTTGCCATGGCCATGTTCTCTTCGATCTCTTCTGCCGGTACATGTTCCCATTGCACGTTCTGCTCTTTCTCAAAACGTCTGATAGACGGGTGCGAGCGCCACGCTCACATAGGCATTGGTCGTCGTCGTGTTCGTGAAACACAACGAATTTCCGGTCGTTCCTGAGAACAAAGCGCCGACGCCGCTCCCCTGAGATAGATCCGGGAGTGTGCCCGCATAAATATCAATGACCCACACAGCCACAAGCCCGGTACAGGAACTGGGAGAAGTGCTCGACTGGAACTCGATGAAACCAGATGAGGGAGCCGCTCCGAAACTGACGATATATGAACAAACACGAATCGTGCTGTTCGAGACTCCCCCGAAAAGCTGAAGCGTGGTACCGGCATTAACCGGGAACTGCGCTGATTGATTACACACCGTAGGTGCGGTCGCTCCAATTCCTGATTGTCCAGTTGGTGAGAATGAGATGGGACCGGAAGAAGCGTTGTAAGTGGCCACGATCGTATTAATCGATGCGGTCATCACGGAACGAATATTTTGATAGTACCCACCTGCCTGCAAAATCGCACACCCTGAGAGTGGCGTAGCGATATAGCTCGAAAATGCGATCGGAATCCAGTTTGTTGCCCCGTCGTAACTCTCCTCGATATCCACAGTTCCGGTGAAATTTCCACCTGACGAACAGTAGGAAAGCCAGTGGGCGGACTGGCCTACATTGTTGAAGATCTGTGAAACGCCGGCGGTGTAGACGGCTTTCTGCGAGACCGTGAATGTGCCCGTCGTGCCGGCGTTCTGCGCGAAGACCGGCGCCGGACTAAATTCGCGCATGACACCCGCACCAATGGCGAGCGCGCACGTTAGAGCGACGCAAATCCAGAAACCCTTGAGAGAAGCTTTCATTGGAGAACTCCCTTGCCCGAGGTATTCGTTGCCTGGATCAGTGGATAAGTCCATCCGTGGAATCGCGCCGCAGTTCTCGTGCCCACCGGCATCGGAGGTTGCGCGGCCGGTACTTCGGCCGTGACCTGCACGATATCTCGCTCATGGAGACGGAAGACGAAATCGTTCGGTTGCGCATAGGTTGCGACCTGGGAAGTCAGATCGTTCAATCCATCGATCCCGCCGCCATTGATCAGCACGCGCCAGATCACATTGCCGGTCCCATCAGGCGGATTCCCGCCCACGTGGACGATCGCTAGTTTGGTGATCACTGCGAGCTGCCCTGCTGGCACGACGTACTCGATCACGTCGATCGGTCCGGCGCCGGGCGCGGGATATGCGGGGAACGGATTCGGCGTGATGATAAAGGGGAGGGAATCTGCCGGAGGATTGAAAAGCGAGATAGCGCGGTTCATGAACGATGGACCGGAGAGTGCCGTCTTCACTCGCGACGACATGGAAAGTTTTTGGGCATCAGTCCAGGGCTGGCCAGCAATGTTCGGATTCGCCCACGAAGACACCGGCGGAGGTGAGGGTGAGCACACACTCACTCCGTTCTGCACTACGCACGTGTCACCGAGACGCAACCGCGGAGGAACATAGGACAAAACTCTTCGCATCGTCATGACATCTGCACCAGGCCCGACTGCTCGATTCCGACGTACTCATCTTTGACGCGAGCCCACCGCGCTTTCACGCCGCGAACGTCGACGTGGATAAAATTGCTGTCGTACACTCCGATCCCGCCATTCGCGAAGGCGGGAATCTTGAGCGCGAGATCGTACATTGCCTGCACGCCCAGCGGTGGGATCCGAATGTCGGCCGCGGTTCCTTCGAGGTGCTGGCTTCCACTGACGCCACCCACGGCCTTGTTATGGTCGGGACACCGGTACCCGGCATCGATAATGATCGCGAGGCCTGCAAGAGTCCGGAGATCCTCAAGCGCCGAGACGAGCTCTCCCGAGATCTTCGTGCGACCGCAGTCCTTGCATGCAAACTCGCTCGCGTCGAAATGTGGGCTAAGATCTCCCATTTAATCGTCACCCCCGCCGAAGAGTGATTCACCGATCGCGTTTCCGAGACCGTTCAGCATTTGCTTCCACCATGGCGCTTTGCCCTTGCACTTACAGTCCGGGCACCGTGCGGTTCCGTGGAACCGGTGCGGGCAGAACTGACACAATGTTGGCTGATCGCCCATTATTATTCGAACTCTCCACCGTAGAGAACTACCTGCACGTTCGAATTCTCATCACCCGGGTTCGCCTGATTGTTCGAAAGGTTGGAAACCTGGCAAGTGAGCTCGTCACCGCGGATGACCATGTACGGTGAGCGCAGAAGTGCCAGGCGCGCACCGCTCCCGAGGATCTCCCCGTCGTTGACCGCTTTGTTAAAAAATTGCCGTTGCACGCCGTTGTGGGAATGCAGGAGCTGGAAGTTGTAGCCGACATACGGAGCGCTGAGATCCGAACTGACGCCGGCAACTCCCCAGATCAGTAAAGGTTTCTCGACGACGAGAGTGAGCTTCGCCGTCGCGAGCGGACCGAGAGAGACGGATCCCTGATCGAATCCGAAATCAAAGACCAGAGCTTTGAAGTCGAGACCTTTCGCCGGCAGATCGCGGAGCTTCGGAAGATACAAAAGATTGAGCAATCCGTGCTGGCCGAAAAAGTAGGGAGAGATCCGCGCAATGTGCGGACTCTCTTTGACGGAGTGTTCTCCTACCCAACTGTTGCCGCTCACGATCTCTCCCATGATGGCGTTTTAACGTCGGCCGTCGCGACGGGTGTCCAGTCCACCCCGCCCGGCAAGGTTCTGCGACTGCCGGGCGTCGCTTCTTAACTCGTCGCCGGCGTGGCTCGTGCTGCTGCAGCCGTTGTTGCGGTTGCTGCCTTCAACTCGGGAAGAATCGCTTTGACGGCCGCGATCGCTGTCGTGTCGGCACCAGCGTCGGTGAGATTCTTTTCGAGAGCTGCCCCACCGGCATCGAGAGCGCTCGCCGATTCCTCCAGCCATGTCAGTGCGAGATCGACGAACTTTCCGGATCCTGGCACAGTGGCGTCGGCCACAGCGTCGACCAGCGGCTGAATCTTTTCCGCTTCCGGAAGAACGACGTTATCCACTTCGGAGATCGCTTTGAGAACCGCGGCTTTGACCTTGCCCGCATCCGCCACGATCCCTTTGATGATTCCTGAGAATTTGCTCATGACTACTTTCCTCCTGTGAAAAGCACTCGTGCGTCTGCGCCGAAAGTGAGCACGTACTCGCCGAGTTTTCTCGCGAAAGAGACGGGTTTCAAAATTTCTGCTTCGTAGTGATCGGCAACCTTCTCTCCATCGTCGAGGATCTTGTTCGCATGTCCAGACGCGTCGGCCAACTGCCCGGTCGCGAGGGACAAGTGCGCCAGGCTCAAACCGATGTTCGGATCCGCTATCGTCTTGTCGAGACTCGTCGCCGCGTTCCCGAAGTTCGTCGCTGCGAGACTCAGAGCATCCGCGGTTTCGGCGACTTCTTTCAACGTCGTCTGAGACTGCGCACTGAGAGCTGAGATCTGCGCGTCGAAGTTTGGGAGCGTTTTATCGTTCAGTTGCCGATCGAGTTTATCGACGAAGAGCCGGACGGCTCCGCCGGTCTTCGCCGCTTCCTTGCTCGCCTTCGTCCAATTGTCTTTCTCGGCTGCAGAAGCTTCGGCGAGTGTCTTCGTCGCTGCAGTCACGTTCTCTGTGGCCAGCGCAACCTCATCGAGAGTGCTTTCAACTTTCGGTAAATTGAGCCGCGTGAACCGGTCAACATCATCGACCAAACGCACCAGTGCGATGCAGAGCACGGTCACAGAGAGCAGTGCGCCGATCCCGATCGTTTGGAGAGCCGTCTTCATCGCTCCGTCACTTCGCCGCTGGGATCGAATCGGCTGCCTTGATTAGACCGATCCCGGTTGGAATTCCAGTCGTCAGAGCGGCAACACCGGTGCTGGTCTGCCCGTGCAAGAATGCGAGCCCGGCTCCTGCAAGCGCGCCCACGATCGTGAGCACGCCCGCCAAAGTTGTTTTCCAGTCCTTCATTGCAACCTTCCGATCACGCTTCGTGTGGAACACACACAAATTTGTTGTGTGTGTTCCCAGATTAGCTTGCGCTGCCGTCGTCGAGCTCGACACCGATAAAGTTCAGACGGATCGTGTTCGGGTTGCCGCTGATGTCGGTGAAGTCGGCCAGGATCGATCCGCGGCGCTCGAAGACGAACGGCGTGAGCAGTGGGAAAGGATTCTGTGCAGTTCCCATAATGTTCGAACTGTGAACCTGCTGGTTTGAAAACGGCCGTTTGTTCCGAGAGTCTTTGATCAGCACCGTGAAGGCCCCGGTCGAGATTCCTGCGAGGAGCATCCACCGGAAAGAGCGATCGAGGATCTGAACCGAGAAATTGTTTGATTGCCCACCGCCGGCGAGCACGAGCGGACCCATCTCGTAGCTGAAGAACAATCCGGGATCGAACTTCTCTCCGGATCCTTCACACATGGGGCACTTCTGAACTCCGCCAGGCGTGTTGACAGCGCCTTGGCCTGCGCAACCCGGGCAAGGTGTTCCCGTCTTTTGTGCCATCGCCAAACCTCTTTCGCGAGAAACTCCGTCACTCTCCGCTCGTCCTTCACCAAGACGAGCGGAGAGCTCCGGGTTTGTTGAACACCGTCGCAGTGCGCTTTACTGCACGCCGCGGTATAGTTCGCCGTCCAGGATCACGTACACGGTCGTTCCGACGCCGTTCGGACGCGAAGCAGCCGCCGAGAAGTTGAATGCAGTCTCCGGGTTCAGCGTGAAGCTGAAACCTTCGCCGCCTTCAATTACGATGGGCTGATTGAGCGTAAAAACGGACCGGGGATCGGGTACGCCGTTGCTGGTCGAAACAAACTGCACGTCACCAACGGCCACGGTGCCGAGCTCGGCTGCCGAGTAGGCAATCGCGCCACGGCCGGCGGTCAGGTTCAGTGCCGGGCACTCGAGCATCGGCTTTTTGCCGACAGTCAGGGTGCACGAAACGTTCTGCAGGAAGTTCACCAGGTCCACGGGCGCGGTATTGTTGGCGAAGAACAGGGCAATGGCGCGGATAACCAGCTTCTGCGGTTGCTCGAGCTGGCCGGCCTTCGTCATGTACGTCTGTGCCAGTGTCTTTCCGCCCTGCCCAATGGGAGTTTGGAAAAGCACCGTTTTCGCCATCGCAGCCGCCTGCGCGAAGCTCACGGAGTCATAAACGGGTTGGTTGATGACTTCCATCAGATTCGCCACGAGCGGGTTTTTGCCGGATACCTTCGGCATGCGACCAAAGTTGAGCGGTGCCAGGAGCGAGGGATCGAATCCCTCTCCCCGGACTGCTCGCCCGAGCTGCGCGTATCGATCAAACCTTTCGATCTGTAAACGAGAAATCATTGTGAATCGCACCTGCTTTCTGGAGAAAATTTGTGCCGCGGAACCTCTCCGGAGATCCGCGGGCTAAACTTTCGTCGAGCTAGAAACGGGACGCGAAACGAGACAGCCCGGCCGGAACTCCCGGCTGAACTGAGACGCTCGGAGCAGCGGATGCACCAGGCGCTAATGTGGCGCCGGTCGGTGATCCTGCTGGACCCCATGAGTACCCTGCGGGCACACTCAGGTAATTCCCGTTCTGTGCGCTCACTGTGGGCAGCGGGAAGCCGGACTGAATGTAAGCTCCGAGTCCATCGCTCGAGAAGTCGAGGTCTCCCAGATAGCCGGTGAGGGCCGCTGGTGAAGTCCCTGACACTTTCTCGCTCCACAGTCGCATGATCACAGCCGAGAGGCCGCCTGCCGCGACACCGCTTGCGATCTCGCGTCCGGCGAACTTGGCTGCTGCCCAGGCGAGTGCAATCGCAGTCGCGATATTCGCTGCATAGCCCATGGCTCCGGTGTTCTTATCACCGAGGATGGTCTGAGTGAGATATCGAGTACCGATCGCACCGCCGGCTGCACCGATTCCGAGCTGGAAAAGCTCAGTCCCGCTGAAACCGCCGATCGACGGATTGCGACGACGACGCCTGCTGTTCATGCGGTAATGACGCCGGCTGCGCGAACGCGCAAACAGCGGATTCCGAGAATGACGCCGGTTCCGTTGTTTTGGTGCGTAGTGATGGCGGTTCCGACGTGTCTTTTTCTTTGGGTTCGTCATGACGAATAGCTCACCCCCTCCCAATGTGTTTCGTTTTCTCGTGCGCCGGGCACGGCGCGCGGTAGTTCGTGAACTCTTTTGGCGCTTCTTCTGAGGATTCACCAGGCGGACAGTTCGCATCGTGGGCATGCTCGAAAAGCTCCGTAAAATCAAACACCCCCCAGGAAACGGGGAGATCCCGCTCGTGGGGGGTGTTCACAATTTCGCTTCAAGTGATTAGATGGTCTGCAAAGGCTTGGGTCGCAAACCGGCGATGACGATCTTTCTTGTCACTTACGATCGTAACGTCAGAACTCCACCGAACATGAACATGTGGGGATTCGATTCGAGATCTTCCCGCTCGATCAGCATCGCCAGGTACTGCCCGTTCGAATCCGGCGTCACATCGTAGACTTTCGGCGGAGTGCCTTCACCGCCGACTGAATCGACCGCGAAGCGCACGAGCGGACCGAGTGCGACCATTTCTCCAATCCGCGCGTTCACGAACTCGGCGATCTCCTGGGGGATCTCCCGGTGCGCGAACTTCGATCCTTTGCACTCGCTGCAGCTCGGCTCGCGATAGTTTGTGCTTCCGCCCCGGATCCCGGTCGGACGTTTGCCCGTTCCACGGCAAACTGAGCACATTGCTTTGCCAGTGCCGGCGCACACCTTGCACTCTTGAGTGCCGACGAAGATCCCGGTGCCGTGGCAGAGATCACACTGAGGGTTGCGTTCGCCGAGCCCGCCGTTCAGACAGTCGTCTCCAGGACAAATCACCGAGGGAATGGGCACGCGCCCGGCGCCGCCGCACTTGTAAGCCTCGCAGAGCTTCTTTCCAGTCGCACCGCAGATATCGCAGTCGGAGAGACATGCTTTGCAGAATTCTTCGGTATCGTCCCATCGTGCCGGAATCCCCTGCCATGGAGTTGTAACGATCAGTTGCTCACTTCCGGTTGCGAAAGCGAGCACGGGACCATCTTTCCGGAAGTCGATCGTCTTAGTTCCTTCCGGTCGAACGATCTGCGCTCGAGAGAGCCGGCCAAGAATTCGGAAATCGCCGCGGCGTTCGATCTCCCGGAGTTGAGTAAGAAACGTGCTGAGGGCTTCGATCGGTGCGCTCACAGGCGGTACATTGACTGAGCTCGAATTCGATCGGCGCGCGCGCCGTGTGACAACATCAGGCATTTTCGGAGCTCCTGTTTTAGTGCCGCGGACGCCGGCGAGTTATTGTTTCGATCGGTTGGCCATCGGGCGGTGCCGGCTGCGCGCCCGGAACTTGCCCGCCGAACATCAGTTTCAGGAACATGTCTTTCTCGGCGTCACCCTTCTTCGCCATCTCGCGTCTGAACTCGATATCCTCACGGCAGAGTTGTGCGTTCTCACGTTGCTGGTCAATCCCAGCCTGCGCCATCTTCAAAGCCTCAGCCTGGTAATCCCGGAGCGCTTCGAGTAGATTTCCGATGCGAGTCAGAGCGCTATAGATCGTTCCATCTTCGAGATCTGCCATCAGTTTACGATCCCTTCCGGTTTCACGACGTAGGCGCCGCCGACGAGGTGAATCCGTTTCTTTCGCCGATCGTACACCACTCGTGGGCGCTCGCCTGTTTCCTCTCCGAGATCATGCCAGTATTGGACCGGCTGAAAATTGTCAAATTTTTTCTGAGTGAAGTACTCGACCTGGTACGCAAACCCCAGGTCGAGCAGATCTTTATCCGCACGGATCGGGAGCTTCTCGATCGATTCGTCGAGGTTCTGACTCCCACCGATAATGTAGAGTTGCCGTCCGCCAGGCTCGGCTGCGAGATCCGGAGCTTCTCTAGATCCCCACTCGATTTTCTTGACCCAAGGCGGATCCGCGTCTTTGTCACCGATGGTAAGAGATACGAGCTTGCCGAGTTGTGCAAGCTCGTGATGATCACCGTAATCGGCAATCGGCAGTCCGGTGTCAGTCACGCGTGCAGGCCCCTTGCCATGGAATTTACTGTACAGCTCGGTTGAGTCAGCATAGTTGCGCCGGCGCGCGTTCTTCCTCGCATGGCGGTGCTTTCGTGGATTGAGACTCTGAGCAGCATCTTCGGCATCACGCCGTTCGGGAAACACACGACTCATTCGACCCGTCCGGCTCCTGGCGCGCCAGCCTCCGGGCACTTTGATCACTGGATTCTTGGTCGCGGTTTTTAGTTCCTGCGCTTTTTTCACGACTTCGGAGAACTGCGCAGTGGTTAGTTGCTTGACCGATTTTCCTGGATATAGCGACCGCAACGCTTCATGGAAAAGTGTTGTGTCGCGGTTCTCGTTCCGTTTGGACAGAGATTTGATCTTCCCGGTCAGTCGATGGAACGCGCCTTTCGCATAGGTACCGAGCTCCATGATGTGACCCTTCACCCTCGCAACTGTTCGCCCGTGCGGATTGCGCGTCAGCACGCTGTATCTGGGACCGCTGCGAAACCAGAGTGTTTTGATGAAGGCCCCAGGGATCGAGCGTTCTTTCTTCACCGCGTCGGCTTTCTCGGTGAACGCACCGTGGAAGTTGAACAGATCCCCCTGGCCGTAATTCTTTCGCGTTTTGGCTTTTCGGCGCTGCATAGAGCCTCATTGCTGCACGTAAGTCAGAACAAATTTGTTGATTGGCGTCGTGCCACCCATCCAGGCTGCGACCGTGAGATCGAGCGGAAGTTTGAAATATCGCTGCACTCATTCATCCCTTTTTCGAATAGATGGGCACGAGCTGTGAGTTCGATCCCATCGCCAAGTGCTTCTGAAATCCAAGAGCCTGCCACAAGAACGTGAACGGCTTGCTCTGCAGCTTTCGCCGGCCACATTGGTACACGACGCGGTACCCGGTGATCGTGCCGAGTTCCGTCGTCGATCCGTCACTATTGACCGCGAGAAAAGCCATTCGCGAGTTAGATCACTTTCACCCTTCGGCCAGTGGCGCGCCGGAGGAAGCGACCGAGTGTGCGTTTCTGTTTCGCGTTGAGCGAGAGGTTCAAGCCATTCGCGAGTTAGATCACTTTCACCCTTCGGCCAGTGGCGCGCCGGAGGAAGCGACCGAGTGTGCGTTTCTGTTTCGCGTTGAGCGAGAGGTTCAACTGCAACTCCCGCCGCCGTGCGTTCCGTTTCACACGCCGCTTCACCGCGCGTTTCTTCGTCTTTTTCTTCGCCATGGTGTTCCTCTCCCGTCGCCCAAGCTTGGCGATCTCCCTCAAAACTTTTTCCTCGCGCAACCGCTCCGCTTGAGACATTGGCATCCCCATTCGTGGAGTAGAACGTTGCGTGGCCTTTCGCGATTGCCGGTGTGCGCTCACGCGCGTTCGCTCCGGTACCATGGCCGGATGAAAACTGAACAGCGGATTGGTTTTCGTTTTCTTCACAAATCGACACGTTCCGCAACTGAACTTTTTTGCAGCGCCCGGCCGTAACTGAAAAAAGTTGCAGCAGCCGAGATCACTGCTCACTCCACCGGATACCGCAACGATCTGGCAGTCGGCGTCTTTTTTCGCGCCGAGCAGTTCCATGTATCCGGCTTCCCGTACACTCTTCACGCGAGGCCTGCGATCATCTTGCGAACCTCTGACGCGCACGAGCGAACATCGCGGCCGCACGCCGCCGAAGATTCCCGATATCGCACTCGCAAAGCCACGCGTGGCACGTTCCGCAGTATTGGCACGGCTTCACCGACCAGTCGCCATCGAGTAACTTGCAAACCTCACAAACTTGCATCTGCCACATAACTCACCGAGTCAGAGCGATTATGCCCACGATGCCGGCGAGCGCGATCCATGCCCAAGTGCTGATATCACTCGAACCGAACGGAAGAACACCCGAGAGCAAGTTCTGCACATTGGTTTCGGCGCTCGGACCGGCCGCTGCAGTTGCGGTTGTCAAACATCCTGCTTCGGCGTTCGGCGGAGGCGGTGTAACCGAGCCTGGATTCGCCGCGGCCAGCGCGCGCATATTTTGAATCTGCTGGACGCAATCGCTCGCTGCATAATCGATCTGAGCATTCGTCGCAGCTCCGGTCGCTGCATTCATCAGAGCGGTGTAAGTCGCATTCGTGCCCGGCGGAGTCGGCGCTGGCCAAAAATATTTGTAAAAGTTCTCTGCGGTGTCTACCACGGCCGCATCAGGATTTCCCCACGTGTACCAGGCCGGTGTGAGCAGTGACACACTCTGCTCTGCAGCCTGGCCGTAGCTCATGTCATCACCGAGAGCTCTTCGGCGCCGTCTCACCGCGGGTTGTCGAGTCGCGACGTACATACCTTAGGTACTTTAGGTTACAAACTCACAGAACCCTGAGTTAGATACTTGGAACCGAGATACGCGGCCGCGCCGAGCAGAGCGACGGTCGCGAGTGAGACTTTCGGCAGATGGAATCCTCTACTCCGGCGCCGCCGCGGCGATGGGGCAGCTCCACCGCCGCCGAACAGACTTCCGCCACCCTGGCCGAGATGCTTCAACAGGAACGCGCCACCGATCAGCACTCCGCCGATCATCGCAACACTCGTCCACGAGAGCCCGAATAAGCCCTCGGTGCTCACTGCGGTTCCGCTACTGTAATCCAACTGCTGAAGATCTCCCATGGTCACGAGCGGTGGACCGGTAAGCCGGCCCATTCGTCCGAGATCCGGTTGCTGCATCACCATGGCTGCGCACGATGGGCTTTCGATCATGCGTCGTTTTCGCATCGCCGTTTCTGCCGGAACGTACATACTTGCTCCAATCGTTTGGTCTTTTGCCTTGCTCACGCCGTTCTGTGTCGATTTCGGCGTGTGTGCTCGCGATCAGTTGCTCGCGATCGTTCTCAGAAAAAAGAGCTTCGACCAGATCCAGCCAGATCTGGTCGTTCGTTGACTCCCTCGAAATTGTGTGGGGGAGTCGCCGCGTCACCTCCGCTTTCCCATAAGCAGCAGGAGGAAGACGAGAGCCCCTCCACCGATCAGAATCCAGGTGTTCGAAATCCCTGAAATCCACTGACTACCGCCGGCTGCCTGGTACTGTGCGGCTGCCTGAACGACACTCGCCGGTGCGCCTGGCAAGGCTGCAGCCGCGAGAAGTGTCTGCGGTGAAACGGTCGGAATCGGAGCCGGATAATTCACGAGACTCGATGGCAGAGCCGGAGTGGAAGTGTCGAGTGGCGGTGCGACGTCCGATGCAACCCAGAGCGCGGGATTGTAGGAAGCGTACAGCGACGAGGAATCTCCAAGAGAGCGCCGGCGCCGCGGCATCGCTGATAGATAGCTCATAGACTCACCGCCGTTTCCCGGACATCATGAGGATCACCAGAAGCAATCCCGCACCGATCAAGAGCATCGAACCGCTGAGACCTCCGAAGGTCGACGCGAGCGAAGTCGCTGGCGCCGCTGTCTTCACCGTCGCCGGCGTTGCTGGTTTCAAAGCAGCCGAGAGAACGCTCGTGATATCCGTCCCGATGCTTGTCGTCAAGCTCGGTGCAGCCGCGGCCGTTGCGGATGAGCTGATTAACGTCGGTGTTGCTGTCGGCAGATTGAGAATCGACGACGGAAAACTAGCTCCCGGGGCAGAAGCAGCGACGGTCTCGAGACTCGGAGCAAGATCGTTCGTAACCTGCAGAGGTGCCGTGTCCGGCATCAGATCGCTCCACGTGTCATCCTGTCCGAGTGCGCGAGCTCTGCGATAGCCGCGTAGTGTCGATGCCATGCGGCGCGCCGCCAAAATTCCCGCATAAGCTTTCGAAACGCGGTCGAGCTGATCCTGGGTGAGTGCGGATGCGAGCCGGCCAAGTCCACCGAGACCGCTCACTCCCTGTTGCAAAGCGTCATTCCAGCAATCGATCAGGAGTCCACTGTTCGCATCGCCACACGGATTCAGACTCGGCTCATAGCCCCAGCGGATCGCAACGCCGGTCCGGCAGAGAGGATTCGCGGCGAGGAACGCTCGCCAAAGATGCGGGAAGTTCTTCCCTTTCAGTTTCTGGTAAGCTGCCCACTGCTTTGCACAGGTCGGCGAAAGTTCGGCCAGCCGTGCAGCGCCTGGCATCGGCATTCCGCTGGCGATCGGATCGCCGAGCGATCTTGCGACTGTATTGATGTACATGACAAACCCTCTATTTCCGCATCAGCATGAACAGAACCAAGAGCCCACCGCCGATCCAGATCAGACTTGAGTAATCCGGAGTCGTTGCCACGACGGCCGTTGTGCCGGTGGCCGCGGCTGTACCCGCAGCGCCCGCAGCGACGAGCGCCGCATTGGTGATCGGTGCACAACTCGGATCGTTCGGGTTGTAGCCCGGATACGAGGGATTGGTGCAAATCGGGTTATTCCCGGTCGTACAGCTCGGATCCGATGGGTTGTAATATTGGCTCGTCGTGTCCGAACACACGGGCGACGTGTTCCAGGGAGCGTAATTGCTCGTGCCGTAAGAAGTCCCGCGCCGATTGTTCGATTTGTATTGGCGTCCCTGCCCACCCTGCCCACCCTGCCCACCCTGGCCCCCTTGCCCACCCTGGCCCCCTTGCCAACGGCTCGAACCTGGCGCTGTGACAGGTGTGACAGGTGCCGGCGTCGGTCCGAGAGCAACTGGGAATCGCGGTGTGGCGATCGGCCGGCGGCCGATCCGTAGACCAGACGTGGCCACAACACCGAGCCCTTGCAGTTCAACGGGTCCGCCATAGGGCGACATGTCGCGATAGGTCGACGGTGCCCAGGGCATCGAACCATAGTTCACCGGTGCCCCTGATCCGGACGGCTGTGCACCGGTTCCGCACGTGGTACACCTCCGGCGCCGGTGCTTCTGCTGGGATCCTCCACCTGGTCGACTGCCACGCCAGCCACCTCCGCCGCCGCCGTAACCGTAGCCTTGACCGCCGATAACTGGTGCGACGGCCGGTGCTGAACTGCAGACGCGTGCACCGCTCGTGGGATCGATCGTGCAAGTGTCACCGAGACTCGATGGAACGACTAGATACGACATGCGTCATCTCCTACCCATCAAAAGAAACAAAATCAGTCCACCGCCGAGAAGCCAGATCCAGATAGGCAACCCGGCGAGTGTGCTGCTACTCAAAGCCGAAATCCCGGACGAGCCGTAACTCACCATAATGCTCGGTGTGCCGGCGATCGCACCGTTTGTCGGAGTGGCCGGGATCGTGTAGCTTCCACCCCCAGATTGAATCAGTGCGGTTAAATTCGCGACGGTCGGTTCGACGATGAAGCAACCGAGACAGCACGCCGCGTTGCACGTCCCGGACATATTGCAGCAAGGTCGGGAAACGGATGTTCCAGGTCCGCTATAAACACAGCTCGGATCGCAGTCACCGCCCTTTTTGATAATTCCACTCACGCTCGAGTAGTAACTCGATTGTGCCGATTGCAGAGCGCTGATCGCCGCGGCCGGAGTCAGCGAGCCCGCGGAGAGCGCCGCCATGATCTGCTGAACCGCGGCCAGGAACGCGGGCAGGTTCGCGGTTAGAGTTGAACCCTCTTTTGAAACTGCAGCCGCATGCGAGCTCGTGAAAAGATTCGCGATCGTTCCGACGATCGGAGCGAGAGCCGGACCGACAACCGGAATCAGGCTAACTCCTACCTCCGCGGTCTTCACGCCGGCTTGCTCTCCAGGGGATGCGGTAAGACCGAGGCGCCCGACAGCCTGGTGATTGTCTTGGCGCACACGAGCTGCACGATAAGCACCGAGCGACATCGGCCGTCGCATCACGAGCTGCGAACTGGCGGGCTGCGTTGAAACGTACATCGCTAACTTTCCAGCCGGCGGGCGTCCGGCCATTCGACCCGATCTTTTTCGTCGTCAATCGGCATATTCATTTGCTTCGGGAGTACAAAAAAATTCCGCCGCCGATCGCGAGCAGACAGAGAAGAGCAGTCGTCGAAATGTTTCCGCTCACCGCCGGCGCTGCAACGACAGGGACAGGAATCGGCGGGTTTGTCCCATAAGTGAGCCGGCTCGCAGCCGCGGCGATTAGCGGGCTCGCAACGTCGTAGATCTCCTGCTGTGCTGGAGTCCAGGTCGATTGATCCGGAAGTGTGCTCCCATCGCCGAGCCTGGGATGAGAATAAGTTTTCGATCGATAGATCACGGGCGGCTCCCATCCGGCAAACGAGTGCGGCACTGTGGAGTCGAGACCTTTCCACTGTCCCGTTCGTTTGTCTTGCGCGACCACGTACACATGCGAGAACTGATCCGGAGCTGCTCGAGCTGCAGCGACCGTTTTGAACTGGACGTTATAGCCGACCGATCGCAGTAGCGCCGCGATCAGAATCGAGTGATCGTCACAATCACCGGCGCCGAGCTGCAGCGTAACCACCGGGCTCTGTAAGGTCTCGGCGTTCTCGCCGCGAAACTCGATATTGTGTTTAACCCAAGCGAGAACGGAATCGATCTCGTCGATGTTCTTCACGGATCCGCGAACGGCTTCGAGAGCCTTCACTCGCACCTGGGGATTGCCGACGCCTTCCGGTCCGATGACGAGGCTTTGCATATGGAGGATCGTTTTATGGATCGCCGAATCACCGTGACCGATCTTCCATCGGCGCATTCGGTAAGACGAAGACGGGGCCCGGGCGAGCTTTTCCGCGCAATCCATGGCTTGCAGTGTTCGGTTGAGACTTAGCCCGACATTGGAAGGAAGCCGCATAGATTCAACTAAGCGCCCACCCGAATCGATGGAGCGATCTGGTCAACACCCCCCACGGGTGAAGGCAAACCCTCAAAAGAACCGGGTGGAGCGCTTAGTTCAGTGCCGGGGTTCACCAAAGCTAATAAATCAGCCTAGAACCCCGGCTTGGATGAGCTCTAACCGCGTTTGCGTGAGCCTCGAATCCTGGAAAATGGTCGCGGACGGCGGGAGTTTTGGCAAGGTTACTACGGCCGATTACGGTAGGTATTTTACTGTACAGTCCCTGCGGTTCCCCCGTGTTTCCCCTCTCGACGGGGGAAACACGTTTGAGTATTGATTCTTGCGGTGATATCACGCATTCTGAGAGCAGAATGATGCCGAATCCCCAGCTCGAGCTGCCCACCGAGGCGATCGAGGACGCGCTGATTCAGTGCGCCATCCCTGGCTTCTACGGTGAACTGTGCGTGGAGATCAAGATCCTGCCCACCGCCGCGCTCGAAGTGTCGTTTCAATCGACGCGAAAGCAGACGACGCAGACCGAAGTCGTGAAACAGACTCACCCGATCGTTACATCGAACGAACGCGTGAGCAAAGTGCGGCAGAAAATCTCGGAAGTGAAGCAACGGCTGCGCTTGCAGTGCCCGGTGTCGTGTCTCCGCGCGCTCTTCCGGGATGGCAACCTGGTGCACTTCGAGGTCACCGAAGTTGGAGAGCTCGCCACAGCGAAACTTCCGCCGGCGATACCGCCCGCGCGCGCCGGCTAAACCGTTCTTGCTGTAACGCGGTGCGCCGGTGTATAAAGTTCTCGCCCATTCAAACCTGAACTCCTGGACAACGAAACGAATTCGACTCCGGGAGAGAAATGCGATCGCTGGAACGATCGTGCTTCTCTCCCGGAGTTTCTTTTTCTGATGGAGACAATCTCAAATGGCAAAGTCAAACAAGGCGCGTACCCGCGGGCCGGAGGTCGTAGATCCTTCGGCCGAACCATTCACAGGCGAGTTTTTAGATGTTGAGAACGAACCGGTCACCGATCCGCGGTTGATCCACGAACAGTGGATGGCCCAGGTGATGAACCCCAACGTAACTTTCTTCGATGCGCTCGCCGAAATCCCGAAAGGCGGATGGGACCTGCTGAGTCTCTATCTCTACCGGCTGGAGCCGAAGATCGCGAACCGGGAAGGTGAACAGAAATACATCGATTGCTATGGGACGCCGATCAGCGAAGCAAGTGTGAAAGCATCCCACGGTGGAGGAAAGTTCGAGGCTTACTTGAAGGCCGGAAAGACGACGCTCCGCAAACACAAATTCTGGATCGATGGTGAGCCGCTTTACAAAGACGGTCAAACTTTCCGCGGAGGTGCGACACCTGGTGCGCCTGCAGGATCGATTCTCCCGCCGGCGCTCAGTAACGAGCAGGGAATCGCAAGCATCGTGCGCCAGGTCATTGAAGCGACGAAGGGTGACTCGAAAGCTGCGGATGCCGGAATCGAAGTGCTGAAACGCGCCATGATGGACGGCCTCGAGCTCACGAGCTCGATCTCGAAAAGACAGATGGAGTCCACGACCGGAAGCGCGATCGGCGATAAGCTTTTCGATCAACTCTTGCCGAAACTTCTCAATCCTCCAAGCCAACCCACAACAGATCCCCTCGTGCTGAAACTTCTCGATGCAGTGATCGCGAGCAATAAATCAGAGCGACGAGAGCAAAATCCGACACCAACGCCGGCGGGCGGAACCGAACTTACCCTCGTGAAGGATCTGCTTGGAGTCGATTCGCTGCGCGAACTGATTGAGTTTGGCAGCAAGCGCAGTGCCGAAACACCCTGGTACGTAACTCTAATCGCGAACGGTCTCGACAAACTTCCAACTCTTCTGAACGAATTCGCGCAGATGCAAGAACGCGCATTCCAGCGCGCGCTAATCGCTCACCAGGTCAGTCTCGGTGCGAATCCGGCCAACGCTGCAAGACCGGTTGCCTTCGCGAGCGCACCAATGATCCCGGTCGATCGCGCCGCGGTTCCACCGAAGATGCCCGCGGCTCCGGCGAGCTCTATCTCGGTCAGTGAGCAGATGATCGCCGGCGTTGTCGAAGGAATCACCAGAGCATACGACGAAGGGTATCCGGGTGATGTTGCCGGCGCGCACATCCGCCTGCTCTACCCTCAACTCGTCGATTCATTGAGGCCGCTCCTGGCCGACGAACAGCAACTCTCCGCCTTCGTTGCGCAGATGCCTCCGCTCGCCGAACGATCGCGCGAACCTGAATGGCATGAGTTTCAGCAGGAACTGATCGAAGAGCTGAGCCAAGTCCCGATGCCGGCCGGAGAAGCCGCTGCGAGTGCAGTTCCGGATAATCTCGCGGTGCTATCACCGGAAGCAGCGGGTGGGGTGGCAGCGGATCCTGGAAAAAAGAAAGTGAACTGATCCCGCGCACACTGACTTAGAATTGCCGATGACGGGAAAGGAGGTCGCGGAGAAATCGCCCAGAGAACTAGAGCTCTTCAAGTCAACTGAAAAGCCCAGCCTGTGAGAGCTGGGCCGAGCCGTTCGTAGCGCAGTTGGATTAGAGTCACATCCTACCACAGCGAAGATCCAGCCGGATCGATGCGTCTTTTGTGCACACTTTTGCAGAGTAATCAAGTAACTCTGGCGCACTCAGGGGCTTGCGGCAGTGCGCACGGCATTTAACGTGCTCATAAAAACCGGTTGTTACGAATTCCGAAACCTTTTCCTAAGTGCTGCCTCAAACCCATATCTGGGGAGTACACTCGTGACCTCTCTCAACAGAGCCCTGGAGGATACTTTCCACATTGCCGGCCATCGTAACTGCCCGGCATGTGAGTTTGCTCGCAGAGCTATGATCGAGCCCTCGGAACTTAGTCAGCTCATTTTTTGGGACGCCGCGAAACTTTGGATTGTGTCCCACGGACGCCACATCGGCGCGGGAACTCTCCGTGACTATTGGAACTGCATTCGGGCTCTCGAAAAGTTCTTTGGACAGCTTCGACTGAGCGAAATTCACATCGGGCACTTCGAGCAATACCAGCAACTGCGATCGGAAGGCAGCGGAGGTCTAACCGGCGCTGGTCCTTCGCGTATCAATCACGATCTCAACACACTCTCGCAGATTCTGGCGCGCGCGGGATTGTGGGCTCCGATCGCGCCGTACTATCAGCCGATGAAGCTACCACGGCCGAAGGTTGGCCGTGCTCTCACCGAGAGCGAAGAAGACCTGCTGTTTCGGATGGCAAGCTCCCGTCCGAAGTGGAAAGTGGCCTACCTATGTTCGCTGCTCACGGTGAATACGACGTGTGGACCGAAAGAGATCCGCATGTTGAGGTTGATGGATCTGAATCTTTCTCCGGTCGAATGCGCTCCGCACGGAACGATCCGGATCATGCTCGGCGCGAAAAACGAGTACCGCCAACGGATGATTCCACTCAACATGACTGCGAGCCTAGCGATCACGCAATTGATCGCGCGGGCCCGCGGGTGCGGAGCCGTCCAACCTGAGCACTATCTTTTGCCGCACCGGGCTCCGCGTGGCTCTCATGGTTGGGATCCTACTCTCCCCATGAGTTCTTGGCGGAAGGCATGGGACAAATTGCGCGAGGCCTGCGGCCTGCCCTCCTTGCGTATGTATGATCTGCGACACCACGCGATCACGAAGCTCCTGGAAGACGAACACGTTTCAGAACGGACGGTGATCGAGCTCGCCGGTCACGTCTCGCGCAAGATGCTCGATACCTACTCACACATCCGGATGAAGTCCAAGTTCGATGGGGTGATGGCGCTGGAGAAAATCGCCGCCTTGCCGGAACGGAAACCGCCACAACCGGCGGTGACTTCGGTAACTAGCGGTAACGTTACCTTGTGCGCAGAATTGGAGTGTGAGGAACAAACAGCGTGAAGCCCTGCCCCAAGGAAAAGTTGACGTTGCAGACGATCGATAATTTTATCGATTGGGTGCTGGCCTGGATCGAGGAGCATGAGCGGCAGGCTTCGGCCGTCACACCGCGCGTTCCTCCGCGATCACCGCTTGACGGCTCGCACATTTCGCCAGAAGAACGGAAGCGAATGCGAGTGCAGCACATCGGAACCTCGCGCAAGGCTGCCAGCGCCATGATCGCCAAAATTCCGTTGCCTTTGGCGCTCCATATTGCCCGTTGTTTTAAGTAGATGGCTCATTTAGAGCTAGCGAGCGTTCGTCCTTTGGGCTTTCCGATAACCTCGTGGTAACCTCTACCATCCGGTGAGCAAGAACGTTAGGATCGTCCGTCTCCCGGTATTTTGATTTCTTGCTATTCCGCTTTGGCATACGGCCATCATGCCACGGATTGCGGGATGAATCCAGCCTTGAGAAATTCAAACTGCATCACTACCGAATCGTGGCCTGATTAGCGGCTCCTGTGCACGCCTGTGGAAAGATGGCTGATCTCCACCAAAAGAAAGTGACTTAGCGTGAGGGATTGACAGAGCCTGAAAAACCGCGTAAAGTTCCGCCCTGTTGTCAACAAACCCCGCATTCTAACCGGGGTTTGCTGGTGCCCGCAATCGAACCGTGGGACAATGGAGCAGTGGACTAGCCGATGAGGGGCCCGTAGCTCAACGGTTAGAGCAGCAGACTCATAAGCCATAGCCCCGTTTTCCCCGTCTTCGATCCAACCCAGAGCAGTAGCTCAAAGTGAGTGGAGCACCGGAGAAAATGAGTCTGGTGTGTCTGAGACACCAAAGCAGCACTCTCAATCCGATCCTCCGCTCGATTCCACCTTAACGCCATCCACCGAGGAAAAAAAGAACCTTTCGGTTTTCCACTCTCCGGAACCTTGGAGCTTGTATCCGTGGGCCGAAGGGTTAGCTACACCGTGCATCTGTTTCGAAGTACGGAGTGGCTGGGAGATCGTCGCCTATGTCACCTACGACGATGACGAGGGCGTTCGCCCGATCGAGCTGCACGATGCCGCTCTGATCGTCGCGGCACCGCGACTGCTCCGCACGTTTCGCGAACTCTACTCTGGCTTTCTCTTTCTCGCCGGAAATGCAGCCTTCGAGGCCGGATCCTCCGGCGCCGAAGAGATTCGCCGGCTCAAGGTCGAGACCGGAACTGTGCTCGAAGATCTGCAGAAAGCCGGGGTGTTCTGATGTCGCCGGTGATGAATCAGTACTTAACGAGCCTTCGCATTGAGCGGCCGGAAGTTAAGCAACACTCCCGCGATGCTTCGATGTTCTGGGTGACCTTCCCTCTTGGTCCCGGTTGGGCAATTACCTCTCTGGTCGGCGCGGATACGCCCGACGAAGCAGAGAAGATCGCGCGCCAAACGATCGGGGAGAAGTGGCCGCAGTGGAAGAGGGTGCTATGACGTTCGGGCAGATTTTCTCCGGCCGCATGCTGCTCATGCGTGCCCAGCGCCACATAGTCCAGGCGGGAGTTCTACGTTTGGAGCAAGACAAGTTTCTGTTCCCAATTTTTCGCGGCCCTGCCGAGCAACAGGCTTTCTTACTTGTGGAACGCTTGTTAGTCGAGTTGGAACGCGAGTTCGATGAAAACCGGAAACGATGCCGCGGTCTGGACTGGATCGCCGAGATCAGAGATGACGAAAGCGAACAGCATCTCGCATACCGCGCGAACAACGAGCTCCTGGTGCGCGCGCCGGGCATGGCGAGGCTGCTCGGGCGAATGGCCGAGCACTATAGCGAGTTACTCCGGGCCTCAGGCCTTGATCCAAGTTCCGCACCATCACTCGATCAATCGCTCGCTCTGCTCGAAGAGCTCAAGAAAGCTGGGGTCTTCGCGCCGTGAGAAAGTACGTCGGATATCGAGACGCGTCGGGCGACACTTTCGTGTACGTGATCGACGAGACTCACGAAGCGAAGCCGCTCGATACCGGCCTTCGGTATGTGAATCACTCTGCGACTGGTTTCTCCTGGGGATATCTCGGGAGCGGCCCGGCACAGCTCGCATTCGCGATCTTGCTCCATCACCTGAACAATCCCGACCGCGCGCGCAGCTTCTATCAGGATTTTAAGTTTTCCATCGTCGGCAATCTTCCCCAGGATCGGCAGTGGGAACTGACCAGCGAGCAGATCGATGCGGCACTCGCACACCTCGCGGTGCGCCGTCACGTTGCGGAGGTCTCATGTCGCGATATCACTTAGAGCTCACCGAGAACGAACGGCTGCTCCTGGTCTTCTGCCTTGGCGCGGTGCATGATCGCGCGGCCGTCGTTTGCGACCAGATGGATCCGCCGGCGGTACCGATTGAGCTCGCGCTCCGCCTGGTGAGCATGAATCCCGGTCCAACGAACCCGATCGCAACTGCACCAGCCGGGCAACCCGTGGTAAATGAACCGCGGGTGCCGGCAGATCCGAAACCCGCCGAGAATGTGATCGAAGTCGCCTGCACACCGATTGGTGTTCAGAAGACTGGTGTCGGCGACAAGGAACGTGTCGTCGTCCAGTGGAGGCAGGGACGAGATCAGAAAATCGCGAGCTGTTGGGTCAAACAGAAAGCTCTCTGGCCGCGGTTGCTCGGCAGTGTCAATAAATCGATCACGCTACTCGTGCGCGAGAAGGATCGTTATCTCAGCATCATCGGAGTGAAGGCGTGAGCAAGATCGCCGCGTACCGCCGGAGTTCCGGCCAGTTCTGCGTTGACCATCCCATGACGGAACTGGTGTGCCCGCGCTGTCTCGGCAAGCGCGGCGGAAAGGCAGTGGCCAAATCGCACAGCCGCGCCTACTTTTCAAAGTTGGGAAAACTGGGCGGACGTCCGCGCAAACCGAAAACTAAGAAAGTGGCCAAGAAGCGTCGGACGCGAACCCAAGAGTCTCTCCGGCCGAATCAGTGAGATCCGGTCGAAAGGTCTGATCACCGATTACGGCCGCGGTCTGATCGGTGCAAACAAGAAAGCTCTGTTTCTGGAGGACTAATGCAACAGCCGCCGATTGAGTACGAACTCGAATTCCACGCCACTATCCGCCAGTCTGGAAATTTCAACTCTGGTTTAGAAGTTCGGGAAACAGTGAAGATCCACGCTTCGACCTTTCTAGAAGTGGCGTCGATCCTGGCCAAGTTCCACGATCTCTCTCAAGCTCTGCAGAAAGGCGAGAAATGAAGCTGATCGTCACGATCGATCTCCCTGAGAAAGAAATCCTAGCGGCACTCGACGGGATCCCAAAACATTGGTTCTCGAACCCTCAAGGATCGCCGATTCGTCTGATCGCGAAAGCTCTCAAAGATGCGTACGAGAACGCACGAGAACGCGAAGAAATGGCCAATGGCTGGGGACTATATAGTTAACTCCCTAACACACAATGAATGTTCATTTTAGCTCGGCAACGGTTGAAAAACAGGCACGGCGCCGGATCAATTACCTAGTTGAACAGGGATTGATTCCACACCCCAACGATCTCCCTTGTCTCGATTGCGGAGACATGCTTTTCGTTCGTGAAAGCAGTCGGCACGAATACGACCATGCGAAGGGATACGAGGGAGCTGAGCAACTCTACGTCGAGCCCGTGTGTTCGCGATGTCATCACAATCGAGAGGAGGCTCGCTTTGGCGATGCAGCGTGAAGGTTCAGGAATCGCCTGGACTCAGCAAACTTGGAATCCGATTAGAGGATGCAGCCGAGTATCGACCGGGTGCACGCGGTGCTACGCAGAACGCATCGCTGCGCGGTTTAGTGGGCCCGGGGAACCGTACGAAGGCTTGGCCGGCTGGACGAAGGGCCGAGAACCGCGGTGGACCGGACAAGTTCGGCTCGTGGAGGAGCGGCTAGAGGATCCGATCCGCTGGAAACGGCCGCGCATGATCTTCGTGAACTCCATGAGCGATCTGTTTCACGAAGCTCTGCAGTTCGACCAGATCGCGACCGTGCTCAACGCCATGGAAGATGCACCGCAACACGTTTATCAGATCCTCACCAAGCGCGCCGATCGCATGCGCGAGTTCTTCGAATCGTGGATCCAGGCTGGGAAAGACGTACCGGGCAACTGGTGGATCGGCGTATCGGCTGAAAACCAGGCAACTGCTGAGGCACGGATCCCGCAACTGCAGAACACGCCGGCGCTCGTCCGGTGGGTCTCTCTTGAGCCGTTGCTCGGTCCGATCACCCTCGGTCATGAGGAACCCGAGCTCGGGTTCGTTTCCTGGCTTGCAGGGATCCAAGGTTGCGATCCGCCGATCGATCCGATCGATTGGGTTGTCGTCGGTGGAGAGTCCGGGCCGAATGCCAGACCGATGCACCCCGCTTGGGCGAAAGGTCTCAGGGATCAGTGTGCGAGATCTCGCACACCGTTTTTCTTCAAACAGTGGGGTGAGTGGGCACCGCACACGCACAACCAACGTCTCGGCGGTGGACTCTTCGTCAAGCCGGATGGCTCTCTCGGAAACCAGGGTGACTATTGGGCCGGGAGAGCTGCAGCGATGAACAGAGTCGGCAAGCATGCAGCGGGGCGCATGCTCGACGGCTACGAATGGAACTGTTATCCGCTGAGCTTCCAGTATTTGCGGGCGCCAGCCACGCGTCCGGAGGCCGGCTGATGGAGCTCACGACTGGGGCAAAGCGACTTCTCTTGCACCAGTTTGGTGAAGAGAAGTGCCCGGTTTGCAGTAAGTGGAAGCAACGGCGTTGGTGTTTTTGTCGGACCTGTTACTTCGCGTTGAAGAAAGTCAACCCAGCACTAGCAGCGGGTCTCTATGTCGAGGCGTTCAACGGTACCGACGAGTTTTTCGAGAACTATGCGCGGGCAAAGGAATGGCTGCAGGAGAACGGATTCGCGGATCCGACCTGGAAAGCCGAGCCGAAGTCGGGAGAACTGTTCGCATGATCGGAGCCATGGTCATCCTCGCGATTGCTGTTCTCGTTTTACTAAGGGAGATTAGAAAGTTGCGTTTTCAACTCAGAAGTCTCGAATCGCAGGAGAGTGCGACGCGCGCCAATTCGGCATTCGCGCGTGCTGATCATGCACGTCTGCAGGTGCGAGTCCGAAACCTTGAGCAGTTTGTTCCACCCGATGTTAGTGAAATTGACCGTTTTCGATCGAGGTTCTAGGTGACCGAAGTCCTGATTTTATTCGGCGGGTTGCTAGTCAGTTTGTTCGTGCCGTTGCCGCACTGGAGTCAGTTTCTGATCGGCGCAATCACGGCGATTCCGCTCGCTCGCAGGATGTGGAAGCTATGACCGACATGTACCAATTCGATCGCATCGTCTCGGCGGAGCCACTGTTCGAGGATGCCGTGAAGATCGTTCGCAACGTCGGCAGGGCTTCTACGTCGGACCTGCAGCGCGCTCTCCGGATCCCTTACGGCCGGGCGGTTCATTTGCTCGATTTGATGGAAGCGGCCCAAATCATTGCACCGGCGCATGGGCATTGTGGACCGCGATCGCTAGTGGAAACCGAGGTAACGAGAGAGCAGGGGGATCTCTTCTCGTGAAGCGGAACAAAACAAAATGGCGCCGATGCCCGGCTTGCAATCACTGGTTTATTCCGCGACTCGATCGATCCTCCGGCTTTTATTGCAGTCCGAAGTGTTTGGAGGTTCATTCGAAGAACACACCTGGCAAAGTGCATCGCATCTGTCACAACTGCCGAGAAGAGTTCGTGACTGATCGATCGTTTTTTCCCTACTGTAGCGATTGGTGCAAGAACTTTGGGCGTGTTGGAACTGCGCCTGTGGATTGTGAAGGAAAACAGATTTCGTCCACAGGGCCTGTGGACGACTTAGCGCTGTGAAGTGAGTAAGTTGGCGAGTTTTCCAAGTTTTCCGACCCGCTTCGTCTGGTTTTAAGGTTTTGTTCTTGGTGTTGGTGTTGGTTTTGATCTTGATCTTACTTAGTTAGAAAGGGAATTTTTCAAAAAATGCCGGCCGTGCCGAAAACCGAGTTGCAGTTCGACGTTCCGCTGATCCCGCCTTCGGTCAATCACTACAAAAACCCGAGCCGACGCGGAGGGTTCTATCGCGTCCGGGAGTGCATGGGCTTCAACGATGCGGTTTGCGTGTTCTCGAAACGCGAGCTCGTGACCGGGCAGTTCTACGAGGTCGAGCTCACGTTCTATCTGCCGCCGGCGAAGTTCCTGGCCTTCGATGCCGACAACTTTCTGAAAGTCAGCTTTGACGCCCTGAAGGCTGCAGGCGTTATCCGCGACGATCGGTACATCGTCGATCACCACGTCCACAAGCGCGCAGCCAAGGACGCCCAGGACGTGCACACCGCCTATCTGGTGAAAGGAAGGGAACACGTATGAAGAAACCACGCATCAGCGCGGATCCGCCGCTGGTACCGGAGACGCCGAAAGAAACGAAACCAGCACCGCGCGAGACTCCTACACTGGAGTACCTGGCTGTCCGCTTCACGGATCCTGAACGCATGGACATCGCGGAGCAGCTCGGCCGCGCTGCGCAAGCACAAGGGGATATCGAGGATCAGAAAAAAGCCCAGGACGCCGAGCACAAAGAGGAACTCGAAGCGGTGAAGCTGCAGATCAAGCGATTGAGCCGCAAGCTCGCAACCGGTTCCGAGATGCGCAACGTTCAGTGTACCTGGTTACTCGGCGATCCGAAACCCGACGAGAAAACCCTGGTGCGGAAAGATACGGGTGAGATCGTTCGCGTCGTTCCTATGCAGGAACACGATTACCAGGAGAACTTGCCTCTCGTGACGGTGCCCGGGAATGGTGCAGATGTTCCACGTGAAACTCTCGTGCTCGAACCTCCACCAGCGGACGGCAAGAGCGCCGCGGCCAACTAGAAAGGGAGCCATGAAAATCAACGCGGATCGTCGACCTGGTGATGCGCGAGAACGGTCGGGAGTCAGTTATTGAGTGTCGAGTGTGGGAAGGAGCAACGGAGCGCGGAGTCAAAGTGTCGTGCCTGATTCCGCGTATCGCTGCGAAGCTCGGTCAGGATCACTCACAGTTCGAGGCAGAGCTGCAAGCGCAACCGGCACCGGCGAGCGCCGATACAGTTCAAGCTTTTCCACTTCGGATGATCCTATGACGCCAAAGTTCGATGATCGCGGCGCCCGGTTCGCGCGGTTCGCACTGCGAGGCGGACTCACACGGCTCGCTCTCATGTTCAATCCGGCGAAGCGTTTCACCGGCGCCGAAGTGCAGCAAATTTTGATCGCGGCCGTCATCTCACTCAACCGGCCGAAATTGGAGCTCACGATGCCTGATGCGAACGATCTCGCTGATATTCATCCTGACGTAATCCGCGACATGCTTCTACTCGCGAGCGTCGATGCACCTCTCTCCGACATCGCCGGTTGGACTCCAACACGGTTGGTTGCCGCGGCGAATTGGGCGCTCGCCATTCACCTCTCGGCGAGTGACAACGTACTAAACGATTTCTGCCGGGCCCACGACGAAGATACGAATTACGATCCTCCGTTCCGGTGCATCTGCCGGCCACCGAAACCGGAGTTTCTCAATCACTATCCGGTGCCGGCGCCGTTTCCAATGTTGGAGCACGCAAGATGAGCGATCGCAGCGATGGCAATGTCACGCATCTCGCCGTCGCCAGTTTCATAGAAAACGTGAACTGTCTTTGGTGTCGCAGAGACTACTTTTGAGGTGGTGGTCATGAAAATTAAAATCAAGCATCGCTACACCGGGAAACTTATTTTCGAGCACGAAGCCGAGAAGAACACTCTCAGATTGACCCTCGAACACGCTGTTTCACTTAATGCGAACCTGTCCGGCGCGAACCTGTACGTCGCGAACCTGTCCGGCGCGAACCTGTCCGGCGCGAACCTGTCCGTCGCGAACCTGTCCGTCGCGAACCTGGACGGCGCGAACCTGGACGGCGCGAACCTGTCCGGCGCGAAGCTGTCCGGCGCGAAGCTGTACGGCGCGAACCTGTACGTCGCGAACCTGTCCGGCGCGAACCTGTCCGGCGCGAACCTGTCCGTCGCGAACCTGTCCGGCGCGAACCTGTCCGGCGCGAACCTGTCCGGCGCGAACCTGTCCGGCGCGAACCTGTCCGGCGCGAACCTGTCCGGCGCGAACCTGTCCGGCGCGAAGCTG